GTTTAAGTATATCTCAAGCTCTCCTTGCGATAATTATCGAAGCAGTGGTAGGAGACCTCAAGCCGGTAAAAAACTCATTAAGGGAAGAGAGCTAATATCTAGTTTCTTCCCTGATGCTAAACAAAAGAAAGGGGTTCTGGTCACTGACGGATCCCCTGAGCTGTCTGTGTCATGGGAGTTGATAGGCGGTAAGGGTTTCAGCTTTGACGTCATAAGCACTAGCTCTCGGGCGGGCGTGGGCTTATCTAAGGATATCTACAAGAATAAGTTTACCGAGATCGATATAGGCGCGTATGTTACTAGCAGCTACGACAGTATCAACCTCGGCAAGTTAGAGCCTAAAGCGGGGTTCGGAATTAATATCAGCTTTTAGGGTCGGGGTCAGCTATCAGTCTACCTTGTAATCATGGTTTACCTTCGGTGCCTCATTTAGCCTCTTGCAATGATCCCATATAAGTTCACCAAGTAGGGATAATGATATACCCCATTTTTCGGCTAACCAAATAAAAGTAAGACCGTTGCTGTGAATCTCCCAGCACAATAACTCACCAAAAGAACCGCCGCATCCTGTAGGATTGCTCATATATTGTTCTTCAATATCCCTTCTTAATAATGATAAATAACTTTCTTCCATGTCATTTCCTCCGTGTTTATAGTTGAAAATCTGTAAACTCAACTCCCTTAAATTGCTTCTCTCCTTCTAGTCCCTTACGATTAGTTTTTGCTACACTCAAGTCTTGGCACGGGCTTCCCCCTATCAATAAATCTATCTTTGGTAAATCCTCTGCTCGCACCTTCGTCACGTCTCCGAGTTGTATAATATCTAGGTAGTTCGCAGCGGATACTTTCATTGCATACTTGTCAACCTCACTAGCATAGTAATTACACTCTATGCCGAGCTGGTCGAGCGCTATCCTGGCACCGCTTAATCCGTCGAATAATGATAATACGTTAATCACGCTTCACCTTTCCTTCCAACCGGAGGAGGTCGTGTTCTATTCGTAACAGATAGCACTCTACTGTGGCGCAACCGACGTTTTCACAGTTAAAGTTTAGCAGCCCCCCTTCTCCCCACCCGCCACCTTCAATTTTAGTTAAGCTTTTACACTTGCCTGGTGCGGCATAAACGTTCAGAATATCGGCATTGTCGGCAATTGCCTTCTTAAACTTATATAGTCCTATAATCTTCTCTTCTCGCGTCATGCTCCCACCACCTGTAAGCTTATTTTATATAGCTGCGGATCCCTGCCATGCTTCCTTTTATACAGTACATCTAAGAACCGATACAGCTCTTCTCTGGTCATATCAGCGTCATTCTTCGCGAGCCGGTCGTCAATATCTATCTTCTTTATCGGCTTAACGTCGAGCACCTTAGCGTCAAACAGTTTCCACTTCTTCTCTTTCTTATCGAGATATACCGGTATCACCTGGCCGACAGTGTATCTATCTGCCCGGATCGTCGTGAAGAAGCCCCTGTGCGTTTGATTCTCATAATTCTGAGGGTAGAGCTTACTCCAGTAGAGCGCGCCTTCTAGCGCGAATGATGGGCGGTCGATACCCATTGATTCTAGGGTGGCGAAGGATGAGAAGATCATGGCAGCCTCATGTTTAAATAATCTTTATACGCTTTCTTAGCATACTTCATCTTACCACTTAAAAGCTTATCTAATATGTTTTCTATTCGAGAGGTTGCCCGCTCGTGTGATTGTGTGATCTGATACGGGGTATATAGATTGCCCGCATGTAGCGCAAAGGCTATTTTATTTAAGGGTATCGTTATTGTATGTATTAGCTCGTGTAGTATTGTTTTTCTCTGTTCATCTAATGGCTTCTTGAAAAACGTAGGGAATATCTCAATAGTGACCCTCTGGTAATCTTCATCATAGGTAATTCTACAATGAACCGGATCATCGTCAAAATATTCATCATCCTTTTCAAAGACAACCGATCTGTTAAAGTTCTGCACCGAGAACAACCAATCTAGCTGCTCTAGCAATACCATTACCTTCTTTTTGTTTTGTTTTAGTGTTATTGGGTTATCCACTATCCTTCCTCCATTAACTCAATATATCTCCCGCCGGTTATCCTTAATATATAAGCGAACGCCTGCGGTGACATAAGGCTACGCGCCTTCTTTGAAAATCGTACCTCTAATATTTCTTCATGTTGCGGTTTCGATCTAGGATATATTCCCCAAGTTGTCATCTCCCCTCCAATACTTTCTTTATTTCAATCGCGCCGGTCACCTTCGTCTTTTCCTTATCGTCGAGCACAAGTATCGGTAAGGTCTCTTCTGCTAACCCGACACACTCGCACCATGCGAGTTCAGCTAGTGCCGCCGGATCAAAGGGCGTGAGTATGACGACGTAGATACCTGACAGGTCACAGTTCTCTTTTATCCAGTCGCACTTCTTACAATCGGGTTTAGTGAATAGTACCATCATGTCGCACCATTTATATTTTTTAGAAATCTAATAACCATTGCACCTGTTTGGATAGCTTCCTTAACTATGTCACTTCTAGGACACTTACCGCTCTTGTAATCTAGAACAGCCTTCATCGTCTCCCCGGCCTCCTCAATCATGATAGCACACTGATACACAAGATCAGTAGGAAACTTAGGGTGTAAACTTTCTGCTCGCTCAAGCTCTTCATAAATCTCACTTGTTATTTCGTTAATATTCATATCAGCTCCTTTTATTATATTTCTTCAACGCCCATAACATAGGCGAAGAAGTTACAGTCAACACAGTCGGGGTCTATATCCCCCTGACTTTCAAGCTCACACCCTCTACATGGGTTGATTCCCCCATCGAGCTTTTTTATTTTCTTTTCAATCTTTATCATGGCGAGCTTCGCCTGCTTTAAACAGTTAAGCAGGCCTTTATCTTCTGGATTTTCTTTAAGCCGTGACTTCACTAGAAGCAAGTCTCTATTTATCCGCGACTGCTCACTTTCTGCTTTTTCTAATTTTTCACCCATTGTTTTCATTCTTTATCGCCTCTCTATAAGCCCTCTGCTGCAGATACGCTCTGCCGACGAAAATAGCGTCTGCTTCATGCTCTGCTTTGTTTATAAGTATCTCTCCATTCTTCTTACGTGAGAGCGGTGGTGTCGGCTTAAGCTTAAGTGCCGCCTCGATCATCTCATCCTTTTCGACCTCTTGCCTTCTGCCTACTGCCGCATCTTTAACATCTCCGACACTCACCTTGTGATACCTGATACCGAGCGCACCGGCAATCATTTGAACGCCGCCCTCGGCTTTGTAAAGTGATCTCGCAGCATCGATGTTTCTTATCTTTCCGGTCGTCACTTCTGCAACGATATCAGTGACCTTGTGCTCTTTGATATGCTCAGCAAGTTGCCTCCCCATTGAGAGGGCTTTATCCTCTGGATCTGTGAGTCCCTTATCAGGCTTAATGCAAGAGACTCCTAAGAGGGTTCCGTCGTCGTCGAACAGTGCCGCGCCGATATTGTTCATTGTGGGATCGAGTGCGAGGATCATATTATTGTCTCCTTCGTGGCGACATCAATGTGGTTAAGTTGCACTACTTTATGGCAACTGTTTACTTGACCGTTGCAGTGTGTGCATTCATCGTCTGGCAAAGGGCAGTTTGCGTTTAACGCTATAGCTTCTTCTTCTGTTGCTAACTCCAACGCCCTATCCTTTATCGCGAGCTCATCGGTGAGGTCCTTAACTTTTTTAGCGTGTTCGGTAAGGTATGAGGCACAATGTCTGCTCATGGCACGCATGTAATCCTTGCACTTGCTAGAGAACTCACCGCCGTATCTTAAACATTCCTTGTTGTGACAGGGTTTTATCATTTGATTGTCTCCTCATATATCTCATCGATAGTTCGCGCGCATATTTTACATACTACCGCCGCACCGACATTCATATGTTTTAAATGACCTTTAATATGCTCAACAAAGATACGTTCTTTGTCGCGATCTGCTTTAAGATCCACTACCTCTTGCTTCAACTCGTCGATCTCAGGCTGTCTCTTCTTCATGCCCTGATTTACGCCTCTCTCGTACATGCTCATCCGATTGTCTCCTTTTTAAGAGCCCATTGCGCTCTTTTCTTTGCATTTATTTTGTCTTTTTTTCTATGATAGTGTTTTAGCGCTCGCCCGGACTCACACTCCTTGCACACTACATAATATTTCAAGAATTGTTTTTTGGTTGTATAAGAAGAATACAGCTCCATAGGTAATGTTTTATTACAATCAATGCAATACTTGTGCCATCTACCGTTTATTTTAGTGTATCTGTGGCTATGTATTCTGCAATGGTCACGCTGTGTACAACATAATAGATTCTCTATCCGGTTGTCTTTTGTATCCCCGTTTACATGATGAACTACATAACCGTTTGGTATTTTACCATTGTGCTTTTCCCAAACAATACGATGCTCTTGCTTCCCGTTAATTTGCTTATAATATCCTCTCTCTTTCATCAACAAACCCCTCAACTGATTTTGTTTTAATTCTCCACCGGTTACCTAGCCACGATGCCTTAAGCTCTCCAGCATCTATGTAGCTCTTTACCGTCTTCGGGTGTACTTTTAATATTTTTGCTACTTCTTGAACTGTCAACAATTCTTCCATTACTTACCCCTCTTTATTATTATATTACACTAAATGTAGCTTGTCAAGGTGTTATTTCTTTTTTGCTTTGAGCTTCTTCTCGTTATCGCGGTGGACTTCTAAGTGAGCCGCTGCATCACAGTTACCGCCTTTAGACGCTCTCTTGAGAAGGGATATAAGTCGGTCGTATTTCTTCATCCAGTGTTGCCACTTGTCGGCATGGTCGAGAAGCTCTTTTAGTAATTCTTCATGTGCTTCGCTTGAATTCTTTAAACCTTCTACTGTTTCCCTTAGCGTAGGGTTCTTAAGCTCATCTCCATTTAAGTATATTGCTGAGTACTTATTGACAGCTTCTTTCAGCTCTTTATAAGAGTTCGTCTCGGCTTCGCGCTCTTTGATGGTGGATTGTAACGCTTCTATATTCGCGCCAATGAAAGTCTCGCCCGGCTTCATGTGTAGAAGAAACCTTATATGCTCAAGCAGATTTTCTAATGTTTCATTCTTCTTGTTCAGTTGCGCGACCTCTGACATTAGACTAACATTGCCTTGTCCTTTTATCCTTATCAAGCCAAATAATATTAACAGCATTTCACTTGCGGGCTTAGTATCATCTTGTAAACTACCATCATAGCCAGCAAGAAACTTGTCAATCAAAACCTTACACGACTGAATCTCTTTATTTTGATGCTCGGCTATTCTTTGCGCCTCAATACAGGCTTTTGCATTTGCCTCCATATGTTTCTTGTAATATCTAGCATAGAACGTACGATCCTTTAACCTCTTTACAAGGTCGGCTAGTTTCTTACGGAACATATCTACTAATTCGTTTTCTAAGTTTGGCTCTCTCATTCTCTCTTCTCCTTACGCCCTCAGTTGCTCCATATGAGGACTTTATAGTTTATACTGCCCTGGCTACCTAAACCGTAACGTCAACCTTCTTACCCTTATCAAGGCTCTCTTCACACGCTTTCTTGGTAGCGGCTAATGCTTTGCGGTGACCGTCATCCTTTATTGAGCCACCACTCCTCGTGCTATCTAATATTTGTGGTGGTTCTTCACCCCGATCACCTTCAAAGTCATTATTAGTGCCGGTTTCGCTCTCATATTGACCCTCATCCCGATCACCTTCGTTAGTCTTTAGATCATCACTCGTCGCACCCGCATCAACACTAGATTCATGCCCTGATTCTGGCTTGATTTGTAGTGCATGCTCATCACCAGATTTTACTGCGCCCATCTTCTCCTGAGCGGTCTCGATGTTTTTATCCTGTTCACTCTCAGGCCACGCCTCACCTGCTTCCATGAAACGTAATTTGCCAGAGTTTTTGGTTCTTATTATCGGCTTATAGTTTGGGTGTGTCGCTACCATGCAGTCTGAAAATGTTTGCCATTTGAAGTCTGCGACATCCTTTTCTGAAACGCCCATAAGCAGAACAAGCTGACGATTTATTATATCGGAAGCGGTCACTGGACGATCATAGTGCTTTATGCTCTCTGCCAATTCTCCACGCAGTCTCTTCTCTAGCTCGGCGAGGTTACCGGTGTCGTTCTCTGCCGCTTCTTGGTTCGCCTCGGTGACTTCTTCCTCGTATGCTTCTTCTGCTTCCTTACAAGCAATATAATGTTCTTTACACTTATCGCTACAGAAAGCGTGATTGTCTTTAAATACAAACCCTGTTCCTGGTGGTGGTTCGCCGAGACAGGCAAAACATTTAGTTAAGAGGTAGGGCGTGTTCTCTTCCACTTCTTCCCGCGCTTCGGTCTCGTCCTGCTCGTCCTCGGCGGTCTGGCACGCCTCGCAACCATCACCGCAGTCGCAGGTGTCGCTTATCTCTTTTGCTTGCATAAGCTCTTGTCCGTTATAATATTTATCGGCTTCTCCTTTAAGTTGCGCTTCTATTTCTTCATCATATGACTTTCTTGCTATCCTAATCAACAGCTCTTTGGTATACTCCTTCGGCGTGCGTCTACACTTCCCGCTACTTACACACGCCATTGCTTCAAGGTCGGCTCGATCACCTTGCAAGGCTGTGATGCCGTTCTCGATTCTTTCGTTTATGTTGTCGGCCCGGTCAAAGCCCCTGCTGTGTCCGAGGAAATACATCTTTACAAAAGCACCACCTAAAATTATACTCATTGCTGTAATCCAAAATATCTCTGTCATATCTTCACCTTATCCTTTTTAGTTTTACGATCCTCTCGGATCAGTTTATCTACATAGTCTATGATACACTCATTACTACAAAAGTTTATATACTTACCGTTAGCGGGTTCTCCGCAGTGGATACATACCCGCTCACTCATGTTTAGTTCCTTCGATGCCTACTGTATATCATGGGGTCTCCTTGAGTTTCTTAGTAGCTTCCTCTAATTCCTTTTTATAAAACGCCACATCTCCTCTCTGTTTTATAGCCCCATAGTGCAGCCTGCCCATACATTTTTCAGAGCCACATTCACCAATACAATCTGTGTAGCAGTCAAGGGTGCTGCATATGCTATCACATAACCATTTCGTGTTTTTACTGTACCTACCATTTAAGCAGATACCTATTATAAAAAACGTTACCGATACAATAAAAAGTATTATTCCTGTTATGTTCATGTCTCATTCTCCTCCAATTTGTCACCGTGCGGTGGTGGTTAAATATAATCACTGTGGTTTAGCTGAGTGCTTTTAATAAGTGCCTCGTGCCCATAGTAACCATTGTGTTTATTATATGCCACAAATTGCAACACCCCTTTGCTGGTTTTTAAGTTAACGAACATTATCCCTCCCTCAAAATACTCTGAGTTAGGGTCAAGTTCTTCTTTCTTCATTATAGCTTCACTTAGTCCTGCGTCCGTTAATTCTATGCCATGTAAGGTAGCCCCGACATAAAACTCAGGCTTTTCATTACACCAAAAATACCCCCAACTTTCGCAACAGCTTTGACCATTATCTATAGCCAATATTATTTCCTGTTCTGTAGTTATTATCTTATAACCCTCTCGGTTATTCTTCTCATGCTCTGTTATTGCTATTATCTTTTCTTTCTTCATCTTGCTCTCCTATAGCACTCGTGCAGAGTGCGGTTAGTTGTTAAATATGCTTTGATCCCTGACCACAATAAGGGCTAACAATGCTAAGAATCTTAAACCGAATATTAGAGTTATCTGAATGATAATCAGCAAACAAAAACCTATACTTATTAACCAAATGAGTAGAAAATAATAAGACTCCCGTGTGGCTTTCCTTTGTTCTCTCTACAAAATATCTAATTTCATCTTTTGTAATTTCATGTTTATATCTACCCATTATGACACTCCTCCCCACACCTATCCCACGCCTCTGGTATCTCCTCTTCGCGATACATTCGCCTACCTTCTATGAGCCTTATCTCTTCTCGCTTATTAGAGTTAGCCTCGATCCGTAACATTGCTATAATCTCAAGGGCTGCTTCTATCCTCCCCTCGTTCTCCTCCTGACGATGCTGGAGGGCGGTGAGGTGTTCTCTGTTTTCTAAAATGTTACGCGTCACCTGTGCGGAGAAAGCAAGCACCATAACAAGCATCATTAAATACATAATACAATCTGCTATATCTCTACCCTTCATAGTGTCATCTCCTTAAATAAATTATCGACCCGACTCTTTATTAGTTCTCCACCGTCAATAAGCCTATGGTATTTCATATGACACGGCTTACACAGCCAAACTATTTCCAATGGTTTATTATAGTTGTTATGGTGTGCTTCCGTCTTTGTTTTGGTGTCGCAGGCTTCACATTTATCTAATGCCACCATTCGCCCGGCACGAACCTCAGACCTAATAATGTTTTGTGCTTGCCTTTTAATAGGATCACGATTTATGGGGGCGCGTCTTGCTCTGGTTGCTTTATTAAATGCAATTATTTTTTCTGGGTTATTAATCCTGTAATTTTTATAATATACCCTATGGCAAGCCTTGCAGGATGGTTTATATCCACCCCTACACTTTTTATGCTTATAAAACTCTGTAATGTCTTTTGTTGTTTTGCATTGCGTACAAGTCCTTTCCATATCACCCCTCGCTTTTATCAACAAACCTCTCAACCTCAGACGGCTTTATCCGCCATTGGCTGCCTAACTTAGAAGCCTTAAGATTGCCTTGTTTAATATATCTAGTAACTGTTTTCGTGCTTACGTTTAATAATTCAGCCGCTTCTTTCAATGTGTATAGTTTGTCCATTACTTTCCCCTGTTATCTATTGTTGTACTGTGTTGTCTTGTGAAAGTCAAGCATTTTTTAACATCCCCCTACTCGACCGCTACGCCGACCATAGCCATACGCCGCAGCCTTTCGGGGAAGGTGTTAGTTGATCTGCTAAAACGGTATATCATCTGAATTAGCTTCACCCAGATCAAGAGTCTTTTGTATCCAAACGTTCTGGATCGGTACATCTTTGCCATTCTTCTTGTACGTCTTGTTGACCACCTTGACCTCTAGCTGTGTATTTAACAGCGTGTGAAGAGACCCGGCAACGTCAGAGAACTTGCACTCTGCGAGCCCTGCTACAGACAGGTCAGTTTTAATGAAACCAAGTGACTTCTCGATGGTCTCTTTACTGTTGGTGTTGACTACATCATTCTTAAATAGGAACCGCCCCTCATGTTCACCGCTCATTATCTTGAGCGCCCATGATAGCATAGGGCGTATTGGGTCTTTCTTGGTCTCGCCCAGACTGATCTTGTCAATAAAAACCTGATAAGTTCCCTCCGGCACATCTTCAAAATTATTGCTTGCCTCTACATTGCCATACATCTCATCATAATCTTCAAAGCTCATTATTTACTACCTCCGTTTTTTGATGTTTCGTTAAATAAATCTTCAAGCAACATGCCGTCCTCAAAGAAATCAATCCTGCCTCCTGCAAAGTAATCATCACTATACAGGCTCCGTACTACCCTTATTTTCTCACCTTCGTGCGTTTCCACCCTTGCGTATAGCGCAACATCAACGAATGCCGTTATCGCCTCCTCTATGGAGCTAGAGAAGCAAAGAGTAATCCGGTCAAATGTGCCGGTGCGTGTCTTAACCTCTTTCTCTTTAGCGTGACCGACGAGCACGAGCCCGGTAGGTAGACCTGCAAGCTTATTAAGTACCCTCATAAGCTCTAGTTTTACACGAGTATAGCCCCTACCATAATCAAGTTCTGACTCATGCTTCCACCCGTTTTGTTTGCAAATGTATCGAGCGCACAGCTGATACATACCGTCAAGGGTGTCCACTACGATTGTCTTAAAGCTATGTTTCCCCTCGGACATATCTTTAGCAACGTCAAGAAACTCCTCCCACGTCTCTATAAGCGGGGTTGTGAATACTTCTAGGTTCTTTATGCCCGGCTCTGTTTGAATAAATAGAGCGTCTGGTATGCGTGAACACGCCTCGCTCTTCCCTATCTTTGGATCACCATAAATTAATATGGTATAATCAAAAGGATTTGTGCTCTTCTTCTGCTTCGCTGTTGGTAACGTCATTTTGTCTCTCCTTATAATAGTTTTTAATAATCAGCGGATTATCGCTGCTGTTACATATCTTAAAAAAATCACACTCACCGAATCCGTAACACTGCCCTCGGCTCTTATAGAATGTCTTACACTTCCCGATATCCTGTGTCACGTCCCAGAGTTCTTGCTTCGCCTCTTCAAGCCTGCGACGATCGACAAGTATCTCTTCGCGGTGGAATACTGACGGGTCGGTAAGGTATCGTTGGGTTAACCGCCCCCCAAACTCTGCTAATGTCTCTGGTATTTTACGCTTAGCAGATGATTTGCCTGTTTTTGATTTGGCTATCAGAGCAGCAAGGCGGGTTTGATACTCTTGTTCGGTCTCTCCTTTACCCTGCGTAAGCGATACTTTTTGTATTGCATCGTGGATAATACCCTTAACCTTAACACCATGTAGTTGCTCGTAAGCTATTACATATATAAGCTCTTGCAGGTTGTGACGTATCCTGTTTATATAGCTATCGTTTAGCTGTGCGGTGGTCTTATATTCATGTAGCCAGATCCCGCCAGACTTATCATTTACTCTGTCAATGAACCCCCTTAATCTAAACTTGCGTGACTTCCTGCCGGTCATTGGATTGATTATCTCGCACTCAAACGGTAGCTCCGTATTAAGAATGTTAAACTTAAGGTCTTGCTCTGCATACTTCTTCACATAGCCCGACATCATGGCAAAGGCTAATGCGAAGTGATGAGCCTGCCTTGGGTTCTCGTTCCTGTCTGCATAGTTATCTTTAATAAGCTGACCGTATGGCTTGCCCTGATAAAACGCCTCCAGACACGCGTGGATCAACTTGCCAAAGGTTAGAGCGTCTGATACATATAACGGTTCTATCTTCGCGCCATATCTCCAATAGTAAGCCCTCTTGCACGTGCAAAACTTAGACATGCCTGAATAGCTTATGAGTGTTTTATCGCTCATCACCTCTCCTTTTCCTCGTTATTTTATACTTCTTCTATCATGTAAAGATGGTCATCATCGTTTTTGTTTAAGAAGTCTTTTAGATCGACAAGCATTTTGTTGTCCCTCGCCCACCTTGTTAATATCTTTATTGGGTTGCTATATTTACCCGTGCTCTGTATGAGTCTATACTTCATAAGGAGGCTCCTTTGGGTAGCGCGGGGAAACACTTAAGTTTAGATATATCGGAGCAGTTAAAAACCGTAACGCCTCGTTCTTTAAGTATTTCAGAACCATAATTAAAAGATTTTATCATGTGGATAAACCGCTTTTCGCCGACGCTGTCCTCTCTATCATAGCCCTCATGGAAGTGCGTCGCGCCATCATGGTAGCACATATCAACTCCGAGCAGGAATATAGGATCAGCACCCATAACATACGCAAGGTTTAAAGCAAGGTACGCCGCGTTGCCACCATGAAACAACCCATCATCAAAGCTATCTGACAGTCCGAGTGCGCCGAGGTTCTTAGCGAACCTTACCTTGTTGCGGTACTTGTTCCATGAGTGCGTGAATATTTCACCATCAAACGACTCTACTTGATCCTCGTGCCAGTCGTAAAATTGGTCGTCCATGTAAACCATGTATTGAGCGTCTACGTATTCGATAGCGCGATTGCAAGCTATTACAATCTTTCCGGTTAGAGTAGCAAAGTCAAAGCCCTTCAACGAAGCTCCGCCGCCAACAATATAAATAGCTTCTCCTTTATGTTTTTGATCTATCATCCCGCACTCTTCTTCCTCTTCTTCTTGATTTTCCCTGCACTGCGCACACAGTTCCCCTTCTACTAGCATGGGTGTGCCGCATTTCTGGCAGTAAGTGTGTTCGCTCATTTGACCTCCCTTGCCATTCCAAGCTCTATCTCTAGTCGTTCCATTCTATTATAAAGACCTGTTTGTGATATTACCATACCTATATCCATAGGGTGTTGCACCACCAAATCATCCCCTGACTTTATTATTTCTGCCAAGTCGGCAATCTCTTCTTTTATAAGCTCAACGCTCCTAACATCCTCTTTGTATACCGTGAGGTCTGGCTGGTCATACTTAACAATCAATGCCATCACTATAGCAAATATTATTATCATTATTACAAGTTCGATCATCTCTATCCCCTTGGCATTGCCGCCGCTCTAAATTCGTCTCGTGCATCGTCCATTATCTCTTTATAGCTAACGCCGTCATGGTGTCCGCTGCTGTTGCTCTTATCTTGTTTATTGTAGCAGGATCGGCAGAATATATGAGCCTGACCGGTTCCGTTATATAGTATAAAGCCTGTCTTGCCGAGAATGACGACGGTGTTACAACCCTTGCCTCTACAATCTTTTTCTTTCATCAGCTTGTCCTCTCTTCGTTTTGGTGTACGCCCTTATCGATCTTTGTCGCTGTGCCCCAAATCTTCTTAGCATATGGCCTTGCTATTTTTAAACTAGCATCATCGGTACACGCCTCTTGAGTTAGGTATATTTTCTTATCCTTCTTAGGGCAAAAGCTTACATGCTTTCCGTCCTCAACTCTCAGCTTTGGGTGGCGACAATCGCCGCAGGTTTCTTTCATAATTTCCTAATCCTGACTCTTATTTTATCGTTACGTTTTTGCCCATAAGCTATTAACTTCCTAGCAAGTTTGTTCATGCGAAGAAATATTAAGACTCCGCTCGCAAAGCAATAAACGTCACTTATAAATAACTTTACATCAAGTATAAATATTTCTTTTTTCATTCTCATCACCGTCCTTTTTTATTGAGGGCAGTGCCCGACGACCCTCGCCGAGCTACACTTTTTAAGGAGTTACATTATTAAATAAACCCGCCCTCAAGCTTTATTTTAAATATTTGTTTTACCTTTTGTCTGATATCAACGGCCTTCTTTGCCCTTCCCCTATGATAATATCTGTGGCACGAGAGACATAACCACACCACAAGTAATGGCAGAGAATAGTCATTATGGTGTTTTTCTAAAACGTTTCTTTGTTGCAACACTCGCACTTGGTTTGCTTTTTTATTAATCCAGACGCTTGAGCCCTGTGTGCTTTTAAGACAGCCCTATTTTTCTTTTTGCGCTGCTCGGCATTAGCTTTTCTTTTTAATTGCAGGCGTTTTTTTACGTGGGGCTGTTTTGTCCAGTCTGCTTGTCTTTTGCGGGCATCTGGATTGCTATAATATTTTTTATTATACTTACTTATCTTTTCTATGTTATCAATTCTATACTGTACATTTCTAGCGTTTTTACATTCCTTACATTCATACGCATGACCATCTTTTTCATTTCTAGATTTATGATATTCTTCTAGTGGTTTTATCTTATCACATGAATAGCATTTTTTTGTTTTCATAATACTCTCCCGTTGCTACATTTTACCCTCTTAAACCCACCGAACGCGCCGGTAACATTAAGAGGATGAGCGACCGAAGCCGCTCATCGGTGATTGATAACAGTTTGCTTGCCTCACGCAAGCCCGATCATGCAATCTAATCTACGATAATAAACCCGCTCAACGTTTGTCGTTTGCCTGCTTTCATTTTGCCACTCTTTAAGCTTAAGCCTCAACTCAAGTATTGTTTTTTCCAGTCCGAGTATTTTTATTTTTGCATTTTCTTCACACATAATTTTCACCACCTTTTTGTTTTAACATCTACCCTCATAAGATCATCGTGCGTGTCGATAAGCTTATGAAAGGGAGCGGGCGTATAATCGCTTATGGTCACCCGCTCCTAACTCTACTCTGACAAAAGTATTTATGAGATTTTAGGTTCTATTTCATATAGTCACCTCCAAGTTTTATTTGAGAGTAAAGCTGACTTGCCGATCTTCGGCTACTTCACCCACCGTCTGCTATGCTCTCATTCATACTAAGTGCGTGTCTTAATATCAATGAGAGGGTCGAGGTACTTCCCCGACCGATCTCTTAGGAGGATGAACTATGCGGCTTCTGCGGCCTTATTAAACAGAGGTAGCTCTTTTTGCACCGCCTCCATGATATCCTCAAGATTAAGACCTTCGCCATAGTTATCAATAGCGTGATTCAACTTCTCTTCTGTAACACCTGCAAGTTGCCCGAGCTGATTAGCTCTTATCACGGCGATCATGTTAGGTATGCTCTCTTTGCAAAAATCTTTGTAGAACATCCAAATCCGCGACGCATAAACGTTAAGCGTATCAAGTGAAAGTAAATTGGCAAGCCCTCCGAAAGCGGCATCTGGATCAATGGCAGCCCCTTCTCGCAGCAGTGTCATACAAACTGTCATTGCCCCTGGATTTCCTTCCGCTAAAGCCATAACTGCATCCTGTGTACTCATGTTCAACTTAATTCTTGTTTCACTCATGGTCTTTCTCCTTTGTCCGGCATCTCAGCCGTTAATATTTTACAATCTCCACCAGCGGATAGTTATGCCAGTAAAGTATTGTCGCTGCTAATAGTAACAACGCTCCTGCTATTATCTTCTCAGTCATGGGTAGGCTCCTGTGGTAATAAGTTTTTTTGTGCTGTAAGTATAAAATGAATTTTCCACTCACGCTCATCCTTCAATAGGCTTTCTGGCGGGCTTTCCCCTGTTGCTTTTTGATAACATTCAACATGGCTCTTCATCAACGTAGTCACCATTTCATATGACAGTTTAAAGGCTTCCGTTAGGACTTCTTTGTCTTGCAACATTGAGTCATATGCGTTTTGTAAGCTTTTATCTTTCACCCTTCTCCCCTCCTATGTTGTGCGGCTGTTAGTCTGCCAATATAGCCAGTCTCATGCCTTCAAGCTTCTCTTTGTTTCTAAGACCGTGATCGCTAAGAAATGTAGGCGCAATCTCTTCATACCCGCCCAGCTGGTCAGATATCTCTGTATGAAGCGTCTCTAGTGCTTTAACTAAGCTATTATCTGTGACGAAAATACCTAGCTCCTTGCACTCTACGGATACATGATTTTCTTTATTGCTGTTCGGTCGTATTGTTATGACTATTTCATCTTTCATTCTCTCTACCTCCGTTTTATGTAAATCTTTTAGGTGTTAACGGCTGAATTGCCGGTCTCTGCGAGAGCTATAAAATACTCTATCCAACACTCTCTACTTTCTTCATTAAGCTCGTCCCACTTAGGGCACTCTCTATGGTTTCTTGGCTTTAAACAGCCCCGATAATCCCTTGTTGACCGCCCGTCTTTAGGACAGCCCTCTGCCTCGCCACACGCTAACCGTAAAGCCTCTTTTAAGGTGTCGCGCTCTTGAGAGGACATGCCCATGCCTGCTGCATAGAATCCGCAAAGCTTATGAGAGCCGCGAGACATGCCCGCGACGTCTCTTGTTAGCCCGAAAACCAAACAGGCACTAAAGCTGACCATACCCTATCTGGTCGATGTCCTTTCTTTTGGGTGAGGCGTCGAGGCTTACGCTTGACGATCCATTTAAGTTCCCAAAAGCCGGTCTTTTTTCTCCGTCCACCTTCGCCCCTTTCTTTCTTTAACGCCTTCCTTCTCTTGTCGTATGATCTTGCCATTATCTTCTCTCCTTTTAATCCCATATAGGGGGTTATAGTTTAAATACACTTTTCACAGACGACACTCTCGTAGCTAGCGAGTGCGCTGTAGCATTTGTGGCAATATATAGAATTATCGCCGCCCAAAAGCCTTTCTCTGATCTGCTCATTAAACTTCTCCGAGCCGTGCAGGATGCAGTAAAACCGCTGCACCGTTCTTAATCCGTCGGCAAAACGATCAAACTTAAAAGCTTCAATCGCCACATCTATCAAGGCGATAGCGTTGCTTAACTCTAATAATGAGCAGCCACTTAATCCGTTGAGCATCTTTTGTATCTCGTTAATTTCATATCTAGTCATCTCTCATCACCCCTCTCTAATTTGGTTTGGTATTGTTAGCGGCTTTATTATGCCGCGCGAGTTACATCACTTCCGCTATCTTCTTCTCTTCTGCCTTGCCGACATAGCCGTGTTTACGACCATCGTCTATTATGGCTTGGAAAGTTTCACGAGATGCACTCAAAACTATATCCCAGTCCATGTTTTCTTTCATCGTTTCCTGCCACGCTTTGCCAAAGGTAGAATTATCTGAACCGCAAAACTTTGGGTATAGCGGGCATTTACAGCGCTCTATCTTATGCCTCCAATCCCATCCCATACCGTAATATTCACAATAACCGCAGACTATCCTAGATACATTTTTTTCTTTTACCAATATGTATTTAATGTTTTCTACCCATCTATTAAATGACGTTTTCCAGTGGTTCTTTGGTATTATTTTAATTAATGTTCCTGTTGCCATCGTTCTCCACCTCTCTAAGTTAATTTATCATTCATCTTACACAAAAGATAACATAAGGAAATATGTTTGTCAAGTATTATTTTCGTATTATTTTAGTAATGTGTGATTTATATGTTGACATTGTGTATTTAGTGCGGTATATTAAATAAAAAATAAGGAGGTACGCATGGCAGTTTATATTAAAAAGGAACCGTTTAAGGTAATACTGGCAAAATCGAACATGACGCAAATAGCATTGGCTGAGAAGTTGGGCATTAAAAACCCCGCCCATCTAAATAATGTGATCCACGGAAGAGTGTCGGCTTCGCCAGATACCCGCAATGGCATTATGGATATATTTGAGATAAAAAACTGGAACAGCATCTTTGAAATAAGAGAGGCAGTTTAGCATCTCAACCGATGCCGGTATAAATTTACGTGGGCGTTTGAGAGAAAGGCAGGGCACGCGCTAAGTATCGAGACGTTAATTCGTCACGCCCGCGACCATTTAAAGGAGAGAGGTATGGATATACAAAGAACCGCGCTTTTATGTAGCGGTATTGTGGGGACATGTTGCTTTTATGTATTTATGGCGGCATTAATTAATCTCAGCGTTAAGGAAAATATAATAGCGGCGGTGATAGTAGTGCCTTTGCTTATCTTTTTCTTTCACTATCTAATTAAGCATGCGTAATGACAACTTCACCCAAATAAAGAATAAAGGAGAGTAAAACTATGAGATACCATTTTTTCTGTAAAAGATGTGGAGAAGGTAAAAGTTTTGACAGCAAGAAGGAGAGGGATGATTATAAGGATCAGCACAGACCTAAACACCCCATGATAAAAAAGATGAGAATGTACGCGTGTAGTTTAGTGCGCATACCACACAAGGGCGGGTTTATATTAAGAAGAAGTTCAATATAACGGAGAATTAACATGGCAATGGAATACGCGCGGCTCTACTTTGATTTCTTTACGAGCGAAAAGACACAGTTTCTCTTAGATGAGTGCGGCTCAGAGGGCGTAGTTTGCCTCCAAAGACTATGGGTAAGGGCAGGACAAAGAAATAATGACGGGGTGTTTAATAAGACAGGTAGAGCCCTTGAGAAGATCGCTGGTTGGAAGGGTGAATCTGGCAAGCTCGTCGGTAGTTTGACAGATCCCGACTTTATGTTCCTTGAGAAGATCAGCGACAACGAGTACAGGCTACATAATTGGCTGGAAAACAACGAACATCTTAGCGATAAAGCAAAGGAAATGCGCGTAGACAAGGCTCGTAGAGCGGCTAACGCACGTTGGGGCAATAAAGAACAGGACGATGCTACGGGCATGCCCCTAGAATGCTCCAAGGATGCTAAGCCTATGCCCGTAGCATGCTCAAGTATGCTTGGCGATGCTAACTTAACTAAACATAACGTAACTGAACTTAAAGTAAGTACTAAAGACTCTGTCGATGAGAATCCAAAGCCTGACAAAAAAAAAGAGCTCGCACAACAGATCATCGACCATTTTAACAAGATCACTGGACGTGACAACGGAACCAAGAGACCGATCACCTTAACCGGTAAGACGAAATCACAGATCATGGCACGGATAAAAGAGGGGTATAGAATCGATGACTTTAAGAAGGTGACTGAGGTCTGTTACTACAACTGGAAGGATACGGAATTTAGTGACAGGATACATCCGATAACTATCTTCAACAGCGAGATGGATAAGAGAATCGACTGGCAGAGGAGTGACGTGACGGAAGAAGAGACGTTGCCACAAGACCCGGAGTCGGTTTTCTTTAGAGCCCTGCCGTCAATTATTCAGCTCAGGAACAATAAGCAGATCCATAGAGACACCTTTATGAGAGACTTGAAAGAGGCAGACGAAGAGCAGCGTGCTAAGATGCTTAAACGTATAGGAATGGAAGATTATCAAACTGCCGAACAGCGAGCAAATATCAAGAAAGTATCTGAGTTAGTCGGTGAAGTTAAATAAAACCCTTGACTTTTCTAATCTTCCTTGTTACCTTTACTCAGATGATACTTTCCGGTTCATCGTCCTAGGGGGTAAAGGGCGCCCCATTGAACATGCTCTTTACTTCCTTATTAAAAAGGGGTAAGGATGGAATCAGTTGCTAAAGAGACAGTAAGACTTTACCAGGAAGGGAATGACTCGCCAGAGCAGTATCGAGGTGAAGACGATCCCAGAAACCACATCGCCCGACCAAAACTAACACCACAACTTCAACTATTAGTAAACGTACTTGGCGAACGACAAAAGAATCATTGCAACGATAATTGTGCTGTACCTGAAAAGCTTAGACCGCATATGGGCACAATCACTGACTCAATCGAAGACATAGGTGACGGAAATATGAAGAGGGGCATTGTAAGATCAAGAGACACGATCAAGCGCACAGTCTCCACCTTCGACACCATTGATAAGAGCAAAGGCACGTTCTCGACTACAGTCATTAGGTCGCTAGGGACTCTGTTTTTGTTTATTGTGGGATATGGTATAATCGAGCTTATTAAGTTGAAGCTGAAGGGGTAGGGGATGGAACATATAAGCGAAATAGCATCATGGGATCCTGCGCAAGGAAAAGACTTAAGCGCTCTAGCGGTCAGGCAAGGTGGAAAAATGATATGTTTCTCGGTGGATGTAGGCGAACCCAACATGCTTGGCTGGTTAATGGGCAAATACCAAGACTATAAACCAATATTTCGCTTTGGTATATTTGTAGAGTGGGTGAAGATATAATGGCTAGTAAATCAGGGATAAGCAACAGCGACAAGTACATACAGCACGCTATTTTACTAGACATGATATGGAATCTGGCGACTAACGGGACGACGCACTAGAGGGGAAGAGTTAGGTGGAATTACAACAAACAGGTGGCTTCCAAGAGTTTGAGGCGGTGAAAATGCTAAATATAGACAGAAGAAAACAATGCTTTTATTGCCACGAGCCTATAGACGTTGGACGCGTGTATGTTTACGAACCCAATGAAAATGAAATTAGGTATCTTTGTGAAAAACATAAATCGAGCGAGGATAAGTGGGCGGGGTTGTGTACATGAGATCAGCAGCTACAGTACATCAGGAAGTGGAGAGGATGAGGAATGAGAAAACATTATTGTTGTCACCATCAAAAGAGTCGGCAAGGAGCTATTTCGATGCTTTTGGTAATGTAGCCGTGAACAATCCAGACCTGAGCCCGGACGCCATAAACACTATAGTTTCAGAAGGACGACGCGCTACACGCAAGCTTATGAGAGACCCGCTTTATAGAAAAGACATGGCTAAGGTGTGCAATATTGATATTAACGACTTAAAAGCACCGGGAACAGATGGCAATAAGCTATTAGAGTCAGTGCGAAAACTGTCTCGGGTGTTGATGGACGGCACGTATTTGGGGATGAAATAAATGAGACCATACATGAAACCAAAGATATTGAGAACCTTTGAGATAAGGATTTACGATAGCTTGCAGTTAAGCATAGGTAAAGAAAAAATAACGCTATTTGGTAAAGAGATTGGAGAATTTCAGAGACTAGGGACGTTATGTGGGGTTCTTTTGTTATGGGGAAAAGTTAAATTACATATGATCCTCAACGAATTTACTTCTATTCCGTATTTTGTTGTGTCTTATAGTGAGGTTGTGTGATGGCTAAGAACAAAGGCGGAAGGCCAACGAAATACGACCCTAAGTACTGTGATGAGATTATCGAGTTCTTTGATGTTGAACACACGAAGATAATGCCAGTAACGATTACCTATAAAAATGGGGATACAAGAGAAGAAGAAAAAGAGGTTGTGAACGCTCTGCCTACATTCCAGCAGTTTGCTTTTTGTATTGGCGTGCATACAGATACATTGCAAGAGTGGAAGAAAGTACACCCAGAGTTTTCCGTAGCCTATAAGATGTCGCAGGAATTACAAGAGGCTATGTGGCTCTCAAACTCTATGAAAGGACTGTATCCAGGGTCATTTACGATCTTTGCAGGTAAAAATATGTTTGGTTGGAGAGATAAAAAAGAGGTGGACGTCAGCGTCGGCGCGCAGAAGAGCCTGATAGACGCGATAATAGAAGCGAAGAAGGGCAGGGGATGACTCAGAAAGCGATAACAGAGCGAAATAATATGATAAACGCTCACATTATGCAGTGTGCTGAGAATATACTACCCGCCTTACCAGAAGGATATCACGGTCAAGTAGTAGTAAATATTGAGGACGGAAAAGTAACAACATTTAAGAAAGTAGAGACAGTGAAGAAGAAGTAGAAATGTGGGAGGTTCCGGTTCTGCTCCGGCCCCTTGAAGATGCGGACGGTGTTTCATCGTCAATGCGGAGAGGGTAGCTTAAATAGAGCGCCCACGGCTAAAACATAACGAGTATCGGAACAACCGAGCTCCTTAGATTCAAGAATGTCACCACCACCCTTGAGTCTTTGGGGCTTTTTTTATTGAGGTAAGGATGGGACAGGCACAACGAACATATTCAGATGAGCAGCTTGAGGTCGGTATCAGACTACACGACGACTACGAGTTTTACGCTGAACACGCTCTCAAGATCAAGCCGAAGGATAAGCGAGACGGTGCTCTCGTGCCCCTTATATTCAACACAGCGCAGAAATACATCCACTACAGACTAGAGCGTCAAATGTTCCTTATTGGAATGATCCGCGCTTATGTACTCAAGGGTAGGCAGCAGGGCTGCTCAACCTATGTTGAAGGTCGTTATATCCACAACACGAGCCTAAACTATGGGATTAAGACCTTCATACAGACTCATAGCGCAGAGGCGACGAGCAACCTATACAGGATGGCACACAGGTATCTTGACAACCTTCCGCACGATCTAAAGCCTGTGGTTGGTGTATCTAACACAAAAGAATTGATATTCCCCGAGCTTGATTCTGGCTACAGGGTCAGTACCGCAGGATCTAAAGAGACTGGCCGCTCTGACATGATAGATCATTTACACGGGTCAGAGGTGGCTTTTTGGGTAGATGCTGAGAAGCACGCAGCCGGGCTGTTGCAGGCTGTACCATATGCGCCCAATACGAGCGTTATATTCGAGACGACAGCTAATGGTACCGGTGGATATTATCAAAAAAGGTATGTCGCTTCTGAAAAGGGGCAAAATGGAGATTACATTGCTATCTTCACGCCTTGGTACTGGCAGCTTGAGTATACAAAGCCCGTCCCTGAAGATTTTACGAGAACGCCCCAAGAGCAGGAATATGTAGATCTATATGACACTTATCCTGTCTTTGGTGATGATTGGGAAGTAACCTACGAGACAAGAAAGATAACCGACGGACAACTAATGTGGCGTCGAGATAAGATCGCGGAGTTTGATGGCAGTGTTGCAAAGTTTAATCAAGAATATCCTGCGACATCTCAAATGGCATTCCAGTACAGCGCTACCGATAGCTTTATATCAGCAGAATCAGTTCTTGAAGCATTAAAGAGGCCACAGTATAGATCATATGGTGCTATCGCGGCCGCATTCGATCCCGCTTTTACAGACAATGAGAACAGCGACAGGAAGGCGTTTATCTTCAGGCAAGGGGCAAACATGTTCGGCCTTGAGTATCCGAAGCTTAAAGGACATGAGGCTATGGTTGGCTTTATTAAGAAGAAGCTGGATGGGAAAATCAAGATCGATTGCTTTTTCATAGACTCAGGCGGCGGCGGATATGCGCTGTTTAGTAGCTTAGATGCTGCTGGTTATGTAGATAAATACAACATCGTGCTAGTAACCAACTCCAAGTCTGCCGAAGAAGATCATAAGTATGCCAATAAAAGGGCTGAGGACGCGGCAAGACTTAAATACGCCTTAATAGACCCCGACATGCCACTATCGATAAGCATTGATAAAGAGTTGGAATCTGCATATTTAACGGATATGACCGCAGAGGGATGGTTCGAGGACAGAAACAACCGGATACAGCTAGAGAAGAAAGAGGACGTGAAGAGTAGGCTTGGCATATCGCCCGAGGGAAGGGACGTGTCAGCGCTGACATATTCAAGGAAAATCGTTCGCGATCATGTTATGGCCGGCCAGGACGACAACAACTATATGCCTGATAAGAGCAGAACCGACCAATGGTAATAGGAGGGTAATATGTGTTCATCTAACATAATAAAATCAACAGTGGAAGGTGCGGTAGCTGGTGGAGTGGTGGCCGGCCCTCCTGGTGCGATAGTGGGTGCAACAGTCGCCGCGGCCGGTGCAACAGCTGAAGAGATTATACCCACGCCGGAGACAGAGAAGCTACCACCACAGCCGGACGAAAAGGCTGAGACAGAACGTGCTCGAAGAAGGAACTTAAGGCGCTTAGTGGCCGGTCGGCCAGGCGCTGGCAGAAGAACAACTCAACGAGTGGTGCAGGGTACAGGTACAGGCCCGACAGGACTCAAACAAAAGACGGGACAATAACATGGCTACTGACATTAAAAAGATGAAGAACAGAGCTTTAGAAGCACGAAGTCTTTACCGCACGAACCGACAAGATAAAGACAAGGAGCTCTGTCACTATATCATGCCTGAGATAGGCAGGTTTGACGATGAGGACACGACACCAAACGAGAAGAAGAAGCGCTTTATTAATGTGATCGACCACACTGCAGGGATAGCGGCCGGTAAGCTCGCCGCCTCATACCTGTCGGGCGCGTCTAACCCAACATCAGACTGGATGAGGATAGCACCTAAAGACAAGGCCTTAATGGAAGTGTCCGGCGTCAACGCTCATATGGATGCGGTAAATACAACAATGGAGCAACACTTTCACGAGACGAACGCTTATAATGCTTTTGGTGGCGTGTATCGCGAGCTGGTCGTTCCGGGTACTGGCTGCTTGTTTATTGATTCAGATCCCGTCAACGCCGCTTCATACCATAACTATACTATCGGCACCTACTACTTTAAGGTGGGGAGTAATGGCCTGCCAAACAGGTGGTACCGGTTCTTTAAAGACACGGTCGATAACGTTGTTGAGATGTTTGGTAAAGAGAACGTGTCGGATCGCGTGAAGCTTAAGATAGACAAAGAAGGTTTTTCTTATGTAGACCTTATCCACATGATAGAGCCGAACATGGGGAGAGACGCGACAAAGCTTGACAACAGGAATATGCCGTTTGTTTCGGTTTATATAGAAGCTGCTTGGGTAGAGAGTGAGGGCGTCTTGAGAGAATCGGGATATGAGGACTTCCCGGTTGTCATACCGCGCTATGATGTGGTCGGTGATGACTCTTGGGGACAGTCTCCGTGCAACAGGGTTCTTGGTATCACCAAAGCCTTACAAGAGGTGCTGTCTGATAACATGACTGCTTCAGAAATGACGATAGCGCCGCCATCGGCATTACCTAATGCACTAAAAGGCAAAAAGCTAGGGGCTAACAGCGCGTTTTATTATGACCCGAACGTGGGGGCACCAGAGGCAAAGGCCATATACCAGATAAACTATGATTTCGCGAACAACCTGAACCTACAACAGCAGTTACGCGACCAGATAAACAAGATACTCATGGTCGATATATTTACTGCGATATCAAGCATAGACCGTACCGGCATGACCGCGACAGAGATATCACAGCGAGTGGCTGAGTCATTCAGACAGCAGGTGGCGTTTATAACCAGGGCAGAGACAGAGATGTTGAAGCCCATCGTTGAACGAGCCTATAAGCTACTTTTAAGGGCGGGCAGGTTCCCCGAGCCACCACCTGAGTTAGAAGGTCAACCTTTGGATATCGTCTTTGTATCACCGCTATCACAGGCACAACAGGCAGTAGGTATTACAGGGGTAGAGCAGGTGATAGATGTTGCAACTCGCTTAGCCCAGGTCGACCCTAGTGTGCTTAAGAAGTTTGACGCTAAGGAAGCCCTTGAGATCATTACAACGCTAAACGGCGCACCTTCTAAGATACTTAGAGATGATGAAGAAGTCGCCGCGATGGAGGCGGCAGAAGCAGAAGCGCAGGCGGCAGAAGTAAACGCAGACCGATTGGCACAGATGGCAACCAGCGCAGAGCAGCTAGGCAACACTCCGATGAATACCGACTCTGCCCTTGATAACGTAATGGAGGGAATCGCACAGTGAGCAACAACCGGTACAATCCTAACACACCGCCTTATCACGTCCCTTTAGGCGATCCCCTTTGTCAGACCTGCAGGCACCGGTCAAAGGAAGGTGTAGCGTGTCTTGAGAAAAATGACACAGAACATAACTGCTTGTGGCATGACACGTTTGAAGAGAAGGTGGCGCGGGACAAGAAACAGTCTGACTTGCTCTTGTCGTCAACAACGCCTGAGAGCGCACGCACCATGATAGATTTAATCAACGAGATACCGCTGAAGAGTCAAATTGATACTTCTAACCACTCAAAGACGCAACATTATTTGGGTGAGAGAAACGTAATAATGCTCAAGTTAGAAGCATTAAAGAGATTGCTAGAGATAGAACATTGCACGGATTTAATAGTTTATTTAACCAAAATAGCACAAGGGGAGAAAAAATGAGTGACACAACAGTTGATACTAATGTCGACACGGATCAAACCACAACCGACACGGATCAAACTAAAGAAACACCGGCAGTAGACCCTATCGTAGCAGGGGAGAAGGAAGGTGCAGAAGAAGCCGAAACCAAAGGTGACGACGACACCAAAGAAGGCGAAGAAGAGGCGGCTGAGTTTGTAGATTATGATTTTGATAAGGACGTGACATTAAAGGAAGGCGTAACGCTTTCCGATGATTCTAAGTCTATCATCAATGAGCTCGGCAAGAAGTATAATCTACCGAAAGAGGCAGCGCAAGAGATTGTCGACGGATTCCTGAAGGCGACAGACGCCAATACGGCGGCCATCGAGGCTGCTCAAGACGCTCACGACAAGCAAACGCAGGCTGAGTGGAAGGAAGAGATCGCCAAGGAGCAGGGTGACAATCTCCCCAAGTTCAAGGCCCTTATTTCAAAGGCTTACGAGATAATACCGAAAGATATAGGTATTAGGGAATTTCTCGAAGAGTCAGGCACGAACGAAAACCCTGCGATGGCTCGGCTCTATGCTTGGATAGGCAAGAACCTTTCAGAAGACACTCTACATAAGGTAGAGACACCGGTCGGCGACACGGGTACTTACAGCAAGTATTCAGACGTGTTGCCACAAGACAACGTACACAACACAACAAATACAACAAGTTAAAAAAGGAGAAATATCATGGCTGGATTTGGAGAAGAATTAAACATTATAGACATCAACCGGATAACGCTGAAAAATGGCAGGATGGCGAAGGTCTACGATATGATTACAGAGAACACCCCCATAATTAGGGCGCTTATGATGGTTCAGTGTGCAAGTGGTAGCACCTTTGAGCACGCCGAGCTGACAGGGCTGCCAGAGACATACTATGCCGCTCTTGGACAAGGCTATCCAAAGAGCAAGGCGACAACCAAGATCGTTCGAGATGTGTGCGGTAAGCACGGTGGTCGTTTCGAGGCCACTCGTGACAGGGTGCAACAGCTTGCAAATGGCGATATCCCAAACTTCTTGTCTTTTCAAGAGATGACGTTGATGAAGTCAGCTATGGAGAGCATAGAAGAGACCATTGTTTATGGAACTTCGCTTGACACCGATGAATTTATAGGCATTGAGGCCCGGCTATCAACACCATCAGCAGATCGTACAGATTCTGGGTATAACATTATAAATGGTGGTGGTACAGGCGGTGGTAGTGTCTATACTTCAATCATAGCGATCAACCACGGCACCGAAACGTTCCACGGTATCTATCCTGCTGGCGGCACTACAGGTATGCAGATTGATAGATGGGACAACTTCCCACTAACAGACGCTAACGACGCTGATAGAGAGCTGACAGGCTACAAGCGTATCATTGAGCAGATATTGGGTATTGCTATACCAGACTGGCACGGCATAGTAAGAGGATGCAATATTCAAACAAGCGCGCTTACAAAGAATGCTGCGACTGGTGCTGATCTTGTTAACGTCTTTATAAAGATGGCTATGCGCATCAACAGGGTTAAGTCTGGAACGAAGAGATTCTACTGTAATGAGAATATCTACTCATACCTCACACAACAAGCATCATCATCTGTTGGCGGCAACATGGGCTTTACTCAGGTTCAGGGATCAGAGCAGATCGCATTCTGGGGAATACCTATCGAGATATGCCACGCTATCACTAACACTGAGGCAGAGGTAATAGGTACGTTCGCTAACTTATAATGGAGAGCTAACAACAAAAGATTAACACTTTAACTTAAGATAAAGGAGAAACATTATGTTACGAGAATCAGATGCAACATTCAGCGCAGCCCAAGTATTAACCGCTACGGCTGCATCAACAAACTATGTAGACAGGAAAGCTCTCGGTGATGGTACCGACGGTAACTTTATTGTCGTAACCTGTCCCGTTATACTAGACTCTGCCGGTGATGCGGCGGTTCTAACTATCGCCATAGAGTCAGATTCCGATAGTGGCTTTGCTACTGCGTTAGTACAAAACTTGACGTTAGTGCTTGCCGAGTCGGTGCTGACCGCGGGTATCATAGCTAAAATACCGGTACCTCTCGGGCTCAAGCAATTCGTGAGGCTTTACTACGCTGTCGGCACTGAGAACTTTACGACTGGTACCATCTCAGCGTTTGTAACTAACGGCGTAGATAACGACAACGTATAGCGGAGGGCTAAGATGTCTGGAAAACAAAAGAGGGTAAATATAAGCGGCTCAATGATCTTTATGAAAGTTGATGGAGTCGCGCAACGTGTAAGACCCGGTCAGGAGATCACGGGTACTATTCACAAGGATTTGGAGAGCGACTTTAAGCTTGTATCTGTCACTCCCACGAAAGCGGATGAAGTCGAAGTGGCAGAGCTTAAGAAGTGGCTCGACGACAACGGTAGAAGCTATCAGCCGAATACTGGAGTTGTAAAACTTCGAAAGTATAAAGCCGACAAGCTGGCGGAGCAGGCCGCTGGCGGAGAAGAGGCCACTGGAGAAAGCGGCGCGAGTGAAGAAGCCGACAAAGACGAGTAGTTATTATCAATCACGGTGGGGGCTTCGGCCCCACACCACAACTAAAGAGGTATGACATGAAACGATTTATATCAACTTTAATTTTAGCGATAATGCTGGCGACAGCTTCATATAGCTTTGCTGCACCAGCAGCGGTTGTCATAGTAGATCAAGATAGTACGAGCACTGTTCAGGTCATCGGCGGCAAGTTACGCAACCTAACCAATACATATTGGGAAGAGATCGCCGAGCAGGATATACCCGACCATGAGCTTATTAGGGTGTTCGGTTCGCATGTAGCTATCGGTACAACAGAGCTGGTGCTCTCAGAAGCCGCAGCGGGCCAGCAGTTTTATTTAACGACAGCCGATGAAGTGGTGGCGACAAGTACCAGCAACGAAGATGCTACTGGCGGAACGGGAGCTCTGACATTACAGATAAATGGTATGACAGAAGATGTACCAGGAACGTGGGTTGAAGATACAGATACCATTACGCTTACGGGCACACCGGGGGCAGGAACATCGACAAAGAAATTTATAAGGATAGATTCAATAGTGGCCTTGACCGCCGGAACGACGGGCTCTAATGTTGGCACTATCACATTCACCGACCAGGGTGCGACCGGCACTCATATGAAAATGACACCGGGACATGGCCACACTAAAGCAGCAATAAAGGCTATACCGTCAGGTAAAAAGCTATTGATAAGGAACTTTTGGGCGACTGTTTCAGCAGGGAAAAGCATTGAGGTTCATTTATATGTCAGAGAGTTCGGCGGGGCTTGGCAAGACAGGGTTGAATACTCTCTAAACGACTCTAACTTTGACAGCAATATACTTTTAGATAGTATCCCTGGCAAATCAGATGTACAGATAAGAGTACAGACTACTACCGGATCAGCCGGTGCTGCCAAGGCGGGCTTTTTAGGCAGGACTGAAAACGAATAAGAGGAATAGACCATGACTAAAACAGAAGCATTCAATCTGTCACTTGATACCGTAGGATCGGCTAACGTAGCTTCGCCGACAGACGGCTCAAGAGAGGCTAATATATGCAGTAAGTGGTGGCCTATCGTTAAAGACTCTGTCTTAGAAGAGCTACCTTGGGAGTTCGCAGAACGTAGCCAGTCACTTGCACTTGTCTCTGGCTCGGCAGATACTCCATACTCAGATGAGTTTATCTTTGCTTATGCGTACCCCGCCGATTGTCTGGTCGCAAATAACATACTCAACACGGGCTCTGATTTAGCAAAAGATCAGATACCCTTCAAGAGACAGACGAACGCGACCCTTGACGTGGTCTATATACTGACCAACGAAGAGGATGCCGTACTTCTCTACACCGCGGCGACAGAATCATTTACAACAATGAGATCAAGCCACCTTAGATTAGCCTTAGTGTATAAACTTGGGGCGCAGATAGCCACTCCATTGAAGAAAGACACGGCTCTTAGGGATAAAAACCTTGATTCGTATTTTTCATATATGGCATTGGCAAAGACTAAGGATGCTAACGAAAGTCAACCGACAGTATCAGGTGAATTTAAAAGATATCAGAGGGCGGCGACAACATAATGGCAGACATAACACAACAATCGTTCGCAGGCGGAGAGGTTACAGAAGCCCTCGCGAGCAGAGAGGATCTAGCGAAGCAACATATAGGCGTGCAGACCTGTCGAAATTTTCTGGTCACGCGTACCGGCAGCGCTCGCAGTAGGGGTGGTCTCCTCAAAAAAGAGAATGTCTATGATGATACAAAAGAGCATAGGCTTATCCCTTTTATACCTTCGCGGGATGATGCCTATATGGTTGAGTTCGGGGATAATACCTTACGCGTATATAAGGATGGCGCGATAGTCTTGCGTGACCTTGTAGATGCTGACTTCAAGTGGACTCTCTCGGGTTCTGGTACGTCAGAATATCATCTTGAGTTGACTGCCGGTGGTGATCCCGGGCTGCTGGAGCCAAACTATGCATTAGAGAATGGCGCTCTCGTGGGAAAGGAAGTGGCTGCTGGAGCCTTATCTGCGGGTGAGTGGGCTTACGACGACCATGACGCATTAGGATACCTCACTATCTATGTCAGACTATCAGACAGCACAGACCCGGATAGTAAGGCGCAGGGTTATGTCCAGACACCATTCCTTATAACAACGCCATATAGCTCTGCACAGAACGCAGATATCGACTATACACAGTCTGCCGACGTCATGTATTTAGCAAATAAGGGCTTTATGCCTTACGAGTTAGTGCGAATAGCAGAAAATGACTGGACGTTAGGGCTTATGGATATCCAAGATGGCCCTTGGCTCGCTAGAGCAGAGGGTGATGAAGAGATAACATGGACACCTTCAGCTAAGACCGGCGCGGGTGTGACCATAACGGCGAGTGCTACGATGAGGAACGCTCCGAACGTCGGCGATCTTATCAGGATAGGCTACGAGAATCCTTTTGATGCTTCAATAATAGAGTGGAGTTGGGCTACTGTAACAACCGCCTCTGTCCCTATTGGCGCTACTATTGTTGTCACGGTAGAAAAGGATTTAGGATACGAATATTTATTAAACCCAAAATTTACAAACGACATTGGTCTTTGGGAAGATCATTCTAACACCGTAAATAGTGACATCTCGCATGACGCTACGACGCAAGCCCTTGTTCTTAACAAAGGCGCGACGGGAGACGCAGAGACGCGGCAGACGGTTTCCGTCCTTAAATATGAGCGAATGACGTTTGAGATAGTAGTTGATGTGGTGGATACGCGAATTGAGATAAGAATAGGGAATACTGGTGCGGACGAAGATCTTTTGCCGGTTCAGGTAATAACAACCCCAGGCACCTACTCTTATACAACAACTTCCGACCACCCCACCGGCACAACAGCGGTTGTAAGAATAAATACCGGCTCAGCTCCTTCGCCGAGCACGCATAAAATATCAAGAATGTCATTGATGCGCCGCGGGCTAGGTACCCCGCACTGGAGAAATAGTGCGTGGAGCGCTATAAAAGGATACCCGTCACATGTCACACTGTCCGATCAGTCGCTTTATTTCGCCGGTGGCTCGATTGATCTCCCAGATACTGTTTGGAAGAGTAAGACTGGTGAGTATAATAGCTTCCCCTTCAACACTCCGCCATTTGATACAGATGCTATTTCTTTTACATTAGCCTCTAGTGAAGTCAATGCGATCCAGCACATAACGCCATTTAAGGAGTTGGTGGTAGGCACAACGGGATCAGAGTGGAAGGTAGATCCCGGCCCGAGCGGTGACATAATAACCCCGACCACAATAAGGGCAAAGCCAAAAAGTAATACGGGTTCTGCTCCTGTTCGTCCCGTAAAGATAGGGAGCTCACTACTGTTCCTAAATCGTAACGCGAACAAGGTCTATGCTTTAACATACTCCTTTGATGCTGACGGGTATGAGCCCGCTGATTTAACGGTTTTAGCGCCACACCTTTTTGAAGGGCACACGATAACTCAATGGTCGGCGCAGGAGGCCCCTAACTCGATTGTATGGTGTGTTCGCGACGATGGTGTTCTGTTGGGACTTACCTATGTAGAAGATCAAGACTTGTGGGCTTGGCACCGCCATGATACGGTAGGCAAGATAGAGAGCGTGTGTGTCGTTCCTGAAGGGGGCGAGGATGTCGTATATGTAATTACCAATAGAAAAAGAAATGTATCCGGGACTAAAGAGACCCAGAGATATATTGAAAGGCTTATGCCAAACATAACCGATGAAGATATTTATGATTATAACTGTCTTGATAACAGCTATACTGTTGATATTGAGAACGATATAGCGTCAGAGGCCAGTATCAGCGAGATAGTGTATTTGACGCAGTCTTTAGAGCCGGGTGAAATAGTCTACAAGGAGCATGTGAGGGTAGGATACCCCATTGTAGGGCCTGTACCGATACAAGAGGGTGACTATGTCTATCTCTCGGGCATAGTCGGGCCGACGGAGCTGAACGGCAAAACATTCAGGGCAGTCGATCTTGATTCAGGCGGTGGTAACTTACGCTTTAAACTTAAAGATAAAGAGGGTGATGACTATATCGATGGTGCTCAATATGCGGACTGGGTCTCTGGTGGCGAGATAAGGAAGGGCATAACTTCAGTATACTTTGCCGATCTTGAATATCTTAACGGGCACACTATGGCTGTCATGGCCGACGGCGAGTATCTCGAAGAGATTGTGGGTGTGTTTGATGAACCTGCTACAAAATGGGGCTTTGATTTAACTAATCCCGCGATAGTGATACATATTGGATTACTATACACACCCGAACTCTTGACGCTGCCGCATGATTTTATTACACAGGACGGCACTACTCAAGGCAAAAACAAGAATATAACAGATGTCAATATCTACTTTAATAAAACGAGATACGCACAGGTGGGGTATGATGAGAACAGCTTTAAAGAGATATCGTTTAATACTATAGGGTCAGGCAACAATCCGGCACCGCTCTTTACAGGAATAAAAGAGAAGGCTATCGATCCAAAAGATAATAAGTTGGTGCGGACACTGATACAGGGCGGGCAAGGATTACCTATTGAAGTATCGGGGGTAATATCAAATGTTGAGATCGGGCAAGGATAACATAGCGATAATTGAGATAACCAAGGAGCTTGACAAGGTGTTCTTTAGGCATATACGGCGCATAGCGTGCCATTTAAGACAATGTGATTATGATGAGCTGGATGTTATTGAAGGCCATACCCCTTACGAAGAAGTCTTTTTATCGTGTGATAGCTCGGCTAGAAAATGGATCATAATAAAAGTAGAGGATAATTTGTTTATCCCGGTAGCTATATTTGGAGTATCAGAGCATGGAGAAAACGGCGTACCGTGGATGGTAGCGACAGATGGGTTCAAATCAGTAAAACATTTTGTAATGCGTAATATAGCTAAGTATTTAAAGATGATGGGGTCTCCCTATAAAGCCCTTATTAATTATGTGGATGCAAGGAATAAGGACTCTATAGAGTGGCTAAAGAAAGCTGGCTTTGAATTTGGAGAGACGAGAATGATAAACAAATTACCTTTTTATAAATTTAGCATGAGGTGTAATGATGTGTAGTCCAGGTATGTTGATCGCGGCTGGCGTTACTGAGGGTGCGGGGAAGTTTTTAGGTGCTCACGTAGAGGCTCAATCTCTGGAGGGTCAGGCCAAGATAGCCGAGTCAGAAGCGCAACTAGCTGACATCCAAGCCGAGGACGAGAGGGCGATAGGGGCACAGCAAACAGCACAGGGTATACAGGCTGCATCTGCCGCAGTATCTGCCAGTGTATCATCGACAGCAGCGGCTGGTATTGATATCGGCGGGGCAACAGCGCAAGAGGTTGTCTTAAGTACCGAACTTGCGGGCGTAGAGGATGTCATACAGATAGGTCGTAATACACGCAAGAAGGTCTGGGGCAAACAAGCGGAAGCGTCTCAGCTCAGAGCAAAGGCAAGTCAACTAAAAAAGACCGCGCGACAGACAAGGCAGTTTGCTTTATTGCCGGCAGCTGCACCGATAGTATCTGGCTTCAGTCAAGCAAGTACAGCGAGGAGTAGATAATGCCTATTTTCGTAGGAAGAAGAAGTGTAGCGTCCGAACGTATACCAACGGCAAGGATAGCTGAGACTACAGTGCCAAGCCCTATACCGGGCGCGATAGAAGAGATCGGTCGGCTTGGCGGTGAAATTGCCGGTGCTGAACTTGAACGGCAACGCCTTGAGCAGGTAAAACAACAAAAAATAGACGATGCTCTGGCTAAAGACCAGCTCTTAAAAGACAAGACATCATCGACGAACGCCTTTGTCACTTATCAAAACTCATTAAACGGGGAGAG